AGGAACGCTGCAACAAACCGCTGTACCTGCTACAGACTTTCCTTCAGATACAGGAACTATCAGTGAATCACAGCAGACAGTTGGTAAAGATACTCTTTTTGTAAAAATAGTTAGTCAGGAAAATATTGAAACCTTATCTGAAATAAGAAAAGCTACTGAAGCTGTTCCTGAACTTCTTAATCTAGAAAACTATAAAGTATTTCCCGGGAGTAAACCTTCTACACATACTCCTAAGTTTATGAGAGGTACTCGTCAACAGACACCAGAAAGAACCGGTAACACTATTAGAAATATACAACAGGATAAGTGGACTGTTAGAAATAGTACTGTAAATAAATTCTTTGAGCTGGATGAAGCAACACAAGCTATTGTCACAGGAAGAAATACTGACATAGAAAATGCGCATGTAACTCAACGTAAAAGTTTACAAGCTGTTAATAACAGAATTGATCGTAGTCTGGACAATATTAAAGAATTTATTGGGAAGTTACGTAAACCTCAACAATCTTTCTACATGAAGTATTTTGTATCCCGGGGTGGAAGACTGTTTATAGACAATAATACTATTGACCCTATTCAAGACAAGCTAATCAGGCACATGATTGGTTTAAAAAGTCACCTGGTATCTGTAGAAGGTCTTAAGCTAAATAGGACATTTCAACTAGCAGTAGCTCAAGCATTTGGTTATGGAATAGATAAACATCATTTTCTTGATAGTTTGAAAGAATTTAAAAGTATTCTTGCAGCTACAAAGGATGCTGTTAATGCATTAAAGAAAAATGTTAACGACAGGACCCCAGAAGACATAATAGCTATACAAGAAGCTGTTAAGTTAGGTGGAGAAAAAATGCATACATTTGAAGCATTATTGGCTTTAACTAAGTATTCTCCTGATAAGCCTTTCTTAACTACCTTGGGTATTGAAACAGATGCTGTTACCAGCGGAGTGATGATTGGTAATATGTTATCACTATTAGACGGTGTAGAAGACCTGGCTTCTGGTGGAGTATTTTTAGACAATGTAACTACTGATTATCCTTCTCATGCTGCTTTGCCTAATTCTATGGACTTGTATCAGAAACTTACAGCTAAATGGCAGAAAGTTATATCTGATATGGCTAACAAGAACAAAAACAACGCAAAAGCCATATCGATTGCTACTAGAAACATTATTGGTTCATTCATAAAAGAAGGAAATCTTATATCTGATATAGGACGTAAATTTAGTAAAGATCCTTTAATGGTCACCAATTATGGATCTGCGCTAAAAAAAGCTAAAGAAAATTTTGCATACGCAGTACTGAACCAGTTTTATTCCAAAATAGCCAAAGCAGAAGATGCAGAACTAATGGTATTAGGGAATGCGTTAGAGACACTTATAAAAGAAATTATACCTATAGATCAGAAGCTGGATAAAGATTTTGTACTTACACACAAACAGCAGGATACTTTTATAAAGTCAGTATTAGAAGTTCATGGTGAAGCTCTTACCATGTCTCTAGAAGACAGACTTGGTAACTTTATAAAATATAGAGAGAAAATTAATAAAGCTTTTCAAATTATGTTTTATACGTTTAACAAAAAATTTGAAATTGCTTTAGAAGCTAAAAAAGAGGAACTTGGTAGAATACCGTCATTAGAGGAGACTGAAGCCCTCTTAGACACTTTAAGAAAGTTTATGCCCATTGTCAAAGGACCACTTTCTAAAGGCTTAGATGACGGAATAATAGCCATAAAGGGAGGTTTAAGAAGAAACTATATCAAAGCATACCAAGTACAGATAAGTTTTAGTAGACCTTTAAGGAATACTGCACGAGAAGAAGGTACTTCCAGTATCACTAGTTATGCAAAATCTTATAAGTTCCTTGACCCGGGAGTAGCTGGAACAGTTACTAATATTCACAATATTGACTCTGTTATACAGCAAGCTGTTTTATCTGCTTTTGCAGCATTAAATGTACACGATGCAGCAGTGTACTCTTTAGCTGATGTAGCTAAAGGTACAGGTGTCTATAATAAATCTTTTATAGATGTAGTTACTTCATATGACTTAATGCAGGAAGTATCAGATAGTCTTAATAATGTTATCGAAAGTGTTAGAGCACTACCTGAAGAAGAACGTAGTCAAATTTCTACTCATTTGTCAGAAAACTTGTACAGCAAAAATGACAAAGGTAAAAGAATTGCCTTTAACTTAATTCAAGAAATAGCAGAATTAGAAGAATTGCATACAGAAGTTAAAGCAGCCAGGGAGAGCTTATTAAAAGATCATTCTCATATAGCTGTTAACCATTCTGCATATCATGATTCAGAATCTGTGTACATTTTAGAAACTAAAAATGTTAAGCCTTTAGATTCTTCTGATGGGCCAATAGCGGCTGTTTTTAAAGAAATAGAAAGCTTTAAAGGTTCTATCGGAAGAAGCATAGATTTTGAAAATTTTACCTCTTTATTTTCAGGAGTTATAGATGCTACTACTATTCAAACTATCTTCAGTAAGCTTGAAGATGTAGGAGTAGAAAAAGAATCTACAGCACATACAGCTACCTTGCAGGAACTGTTAGATAACTTTATCAAGTTACAACATGATATCGATATTAAAGTGGGTGAAAGCGGAGACACTACAATAGGTGCTCAGCGTACCTTTACAGATGGTACTCAAGATATTCATGTATTAGGTTCAGTAACAGGCAATAAAAACAACGTAAAGATGTCTGCACAAGAAACGTATGTGCACGAACTTATACATGCCGTAACTGAGTACGCAGTAGATACAAATTCCGGTTTACGTAGAGGTTTAAAACAAATATTTGCACTTGCTGAGAAAAATACTACTTGGAGAGATTTTCTTCCTAAAGGTAAAGATTTTACAGCAGATGAAGTACGAACAGCTAAAGAGACTTATGAGTATTTGTTTAATAATAGTCGTAGTTATAAAGATCCTGTTTCTGGTCGTACTGTAAATCCTTATTTGCATGAATTTGTAGCTTATGGATTATCTAATGAAAGATTTGCAGCTAAATTATCTACATTAACAGTAAGAAATAGAACTAAGCGTGAAGGTAGTTTATGGGAACGTTTAGTGCAATGGTATAAAGACGCACTTAAATATGCAGCTAATAAGCTACGGGGTATTGAAAATCTTACTGCAGATAAAGCTTTAAGAAAAATGTTAGATCAAGCCTTAACTGCTAGTGAAAAACAAAAGCGCAGTATTTTTAGGATGTTTAATGTACTTGATTCTGCTAATCAGATAACGGTAGATAAAATTCATGCTTGGATATTTGCACCTGCAGCTAAGTATGCTAGGAAAGATAAGCCTAAACGTATTCCGGGTAGAGTACTTCATACTTTGGCAGGATTATTAGATTCTAAAATATATGCTGAATTAGGTTCTGTTATCAAACAAGTTAGTCGCAATATAGGAATAACAGAAAGAAATTTCTTTGTTAAATTAGTGAGAGAAATACAGCAGCAAAAAGGAAATAACGCTGTATGGCATTCTTTGCTTCGAGCTTCTAAGCATATTGTAGACCAAGCACGTATGCGTGAAGCTACAAACGTAATTAAACATATTCGTAAAGGTTTTCATACAGAAGTTACTACAGAAGAAAGTGAAGCTCTTTATAAAATATTTATAAAGCTGGATTTAGTGTCTTTGTTGGATACTGCTGAAAGAGACAAATATACGCCCGATAATCTACTGGGGCTTCTAAGCTCAGATAGCTCTTTGGACCTTTTAATTACTTCTTTAGAAAAACAAATTAGAAAAGAATATAAAGCTAATGGTTTGCTTTATATAAACCAGGCAGAAGGTTTAGGCTCAAAAATGGCTACTAGCAATACCGTAGACTGGCAATTAAATAATGCTTACGCAATCGCTAATGCAGCGGGATTAGGTATTGAAGTATCTGGTGACTTGAATAGGGCTACTAAACTTATTGATGAACTGGCTTCCTTGTATGGTATTAAACACAGTAAACAAGATTATCGAAATTTAGCCCATGCTGTATATAAGAGGGAAAATGCTGCTGATGGTTTAGATAATGGAATAGCTAAGTTATTTTCTTTGCACAAGTTAAATAAAGAAATGTCTTTAGAAAAACTGTTTCACAATAATAAAATGCAAACAGAAAAAGGATACTCTAAAGAAACATTTGATCCCAGAGTAGATGTAAGAACAGCAACTGCTGACCAGATAGACATACTAATTTCTGAAGGTTACACCTATGCTGCTGCGGATAAAAAACCTCTTACGATGGATATCTCTGATAAATCAGAAAAAAGATGGTTAATGGTAAATCCTAATGGAGGTGACGCTACCTGGGTTAAAGCTATTGTTTCTCTTACAGCTAAAAAACATCAAGGTGAAGCATTGCAGGATATCTACCAGGCTATGGACCCTGAAATGAGCTATAGAGATGCTAAAATTAAAACTGCTGGAGTAATAGCAGAAAAACGTTTAAAGGCTTATAGGCAGCTTTCTCAGCGTGTTAAACCAACAGAAACAGTAAAGTTGCAGCCTATTGTGTCTGAGCACGGTAATGCAGTTAATCTACGTTACTTAATGTCTGAACACAATAAAGACAGTTTGCTCAACCGGGATAACAGATTTGATCATGTATTAGGACGTATGTTTGGAAGTATTGTGGATAAAACAGGCTCTACAGAAATAAACAAAAAAGTATTAATAGAAGCTAAAAAAGAATTTGAGCAAAACAAAAGTACGCAATTACGTGAATATGTGAATTTTACTGAAACTTCTTCAGATCCTGAAATAGCAGAAATGTATAAACTTATGCCTCTAGAAATGAAAAAGGCTATTAAAAGTATTTGGGGTGAAAATGAAGATGTTTATATTAGGGAGGAATTCTTAAATCTGATATTCGGTTTCAGAAAAATGAAATTTACAGATAAGAAAAATTTTGTTGGAGGTACAATTAGAAGTGTCAATAAAACACTAACATGGCTTTTAGGCAATACACTATTTCCTAAAGCACCTAATGTAGATATTGAAAAGTTGTGGATAGCAACAGTTAAAATAGCTAAAGAGAATATTGTCATAAAGACAGGTGTTATTCTATTACCTAACTTTGTCAGTAATAATCTTATCCTTTTTGCTAAAGGGGTAAATCCCAGAAATATAGCAACATACCAGGCAGAAGCACTAGTAGAGTTGGAAAACTATCAGAAAGATTTGTCTGAAAGAGATATTACAGAAAGAGAATTACAAAGTAATATCAAGTTATCTGCAAATAAACGTAAAAAGTTAGAACTTAAGCTAAGTAGGTTACAAGACAGTGTAGACAACAATCCAGTAGCAGAATTAATTGATGAAGGCATTTTTCAAAATATCATAGAAGATATTAATTTAGAAGAGGATATATATAGTGGTAAAGCAAAATTAGCAGAAAGAGCAAAGGAGCTTGCTGATAAGTATTTACATGAATATGTAGCTACCTCCTATAAATACCTATATATGGATAAAACTACTGGACCTTACAAATTACTGCTTAGGGCTACACAGGTAAGTGATTTCATTGCTAGATTTGCTTTGTACAAGCATAGAACATCAAACGTCCCTAAGAAGTTTAAATCAAGAGAAACTAGACTAGAATACAAACAAAAGGTTTTAAAAGAAGTTGTAGAAACTTTTGTAAACTATGATGTAGTTACTTCTAAAGAGCTTCAAACTATTAATGATCTTGGAGCTATTATGTTTACAAAGTTCTTTTTCAGAAAATTTAAAATTATATTTAGTCTCTTTACTGAACGTGCTGCTTCTATGATTAGTATTCTTGCAGTAGAAAAAGCATTTGGAGAGGCAGATTCTATTGACGATAATCCGTTTAATATTTGGTCTAGAGTCAATTTTCCTGATGATATTGTGGAAGAAGCTGCTCAGCTTCCCGCAATAAGCTGGCTATAGTAAAAATGTAGGGGATTGCTCCCCTACATATTACGGTTTAGAAGTAATGTGATCTTTAACTATTAAAAACACTATAATTACTACTACGGCATTTGTTACAGCTAGAATCAATATAGGTACAAGAAAGGTAAGAGTACCTAAAAATAAAACTACTGATATAGTCACAGCAGTTGCTTTTAAGGTGTCTAACACCAGCCTTCTCCTTAACTTTCTTTCTTCTTGCCGAAAGCACGTTTCTTGCCGAAGCTAGGCTTCTTTTCAGAAGTATCAGCTCCACCAGCAGAGTCACCAGCAGTCCCTTTTGGACGTTTGTCCGAGATCCACTGTTTAACCTGCTCTGGTGTTACTTCATCCTTGAATGTGATGTTATCCAGGTACTTTGATTCACGTTCGAAAGCTGAACCAGCTTCTTCATCGTTAACAATTTCTTCTGCAGAAGCGTTATCACCAGCACGAAAGAAAGCTTTAATAACTTTCTTTTCGGTGATATTTCCCTGGTAAATGCCATACTCCATTTGAACACGCATCATGACATCAATATCAGCCAGGTCTTCCAGAGCAGCTACAGTCTTAATAGCTGCTTTCTTACCGATTGGAAGATCGATTTCAATAGGATCAGATACTTCTTCAACATCAGCAATGATCATCAGCTGATTAAAGATTTTGGCTCCAATTTTATTAGGAGAACCATCTTTGTTGGTAATACGTAGATTGCCGTAGATGACTTGTTTTTGCCCTGCATGATCAACGAACATATCAATCGAAGTAGATCCACCTTTGGACACACTTACGATTGGAGCAAGTAAAGTTACTGGGTAAACACCAGACGACGTAATGTGGTTACTGCCACCTTGTTTTACATCTTCTGCTTTTTTTGAGGATTTGAAGAAGCTCATATATGCTGTATTCCTACACACTCAGTGTGTTGTTTTAGTTTGACGGGAAAATTCCCTATTAAATACCACTTAATGTATTATTAAGTGAATGTAATTTTATAAAATTGTTTCTGGCTATAACAGCCTCTACAAGAGAATGAAATAATCCAACATGAAATGTTTTACTATTATTTCTTATTTGTACACCCCTTGAATAAATAGCCTACCTCTAGATGTCTCCCATCGAAGATTCAAAAACGAAAATACATTCGTTTCATTAAATATAGGCGTTAAATAAATAGCTTTTAACCGACAAAGATACAATATCTGTCTGTTATGTAACAACGTATATGGCCAATCAGAGTCAGTAGATCAGAGCACAGTATATTGAAATAAAAAGGTTAAAAACGTTAAATAAATAGTTATGTGCGAATAGTCGCTACGCGTCGTTAGATGGAGCTGTGTCTAGAACAAGCTACTATCCCGAACCTTGCAGTTTGAAAATTGCACATAACGTTAAATTAGCCTAAAGACCAAGCAGTAGCTTCAGATTGTCTGCTTTGCAACATATCTAAATGTTTTTGTAAGTCGAAGTCTTTGTTATCGATACTGTCTGGTAATTTTTTCACAGTAGTTCTGGCACACATTTTTGGATTACGGTAATGAATTACACGGTTTTTACCTTTAAGTTCCAAAAATACAGACTCATCAACTTCAGAAAGTATTCCACCTTTCTTACCATAACTTCCACCAGCATTAACCAGTGAGTAGCCAACAGTATCTTCGTTGTATAAGGCATGTGATACCAGAACAACATTAAAAGCATCAGCCAGGTCCCTTTCGATGAAATCGACAAATTCTTTAATTTCTGTATTAATTTTTCCATAAGGAAAAGACTTAATAGTTGCCAGACAGTAACCTTCAATATCTAATAAAATTTTGGATATTGAATCAATAGCTACTGTTTTTGGTAACTCACCCATTTTGTTTTCATACTTTTCAACAGTATTTGAGATTATATCGATAAGTTCACTGACTGATGTGTAATCAGGAACATTGATATGAGGTTGTGCAAAAGGGTATTTTTTACCGTCTCTTGCGATTACCAGGGTGTCTGTTAAATTTTGTAACAGGGTTGTTTTACCGATGGCCGGAAGAGCTGCTACCAAAAGTTTTACATTGCTCATTATTTTTCCTCTTTAAGGCGTTGGTCATGCCAAATGACATGAGTTAATTCTGGGTGTGCTTTACTGGCTTCAACACTGTCTACACACAACTCTAAAAGAGAGTTTATGAACGCATAGTCTTCTTCCGTAATAGTCTCGGTAAGCACTGTGACTGTCGGTGGATAGGACTTTAGCTGTTTACCTGTCTTTTCACTGATTGCACCTTCAATATGGCGATTTACATAGACCAAACGTATACGTGTGGGTGTATAACCTAATCGAACTAAAGCTGCAGCATAAGTAAGCAGTTGGTAACGGTAAGTAGAGTTAAACGCTCTGGGGGTAGTCTTTGAATGGTATGTTTTATAATCAACAATCATACACTCGTCTTTTTCTCCCTGGAGAGCATCAAGTTGACCACCAATATAGTAACCATCGCGTATTGGAGCTACAACAAATTTCTCTGTTTCGAGAAACGCATTTTCAAGCACATAGTCATTTACCAGGCGTTCAGCCATTTCAACATAATGGTGTTTTACAGCATCAGGATCGTAGTCTTCTTTATCTTCAAAAGACTCTATGTACTCAGTGATAATATTGGTATCAACCGGTAATTGTTTGGCAACTTGATCAGCGCAGTAATGAACTACTGTACCTAATACTGTTGACGTATTATATTCGAAGTCTTTAATACCAAGCACTTCTGATCGATACCAAAAATGTGGTTTATCCGCAAATTTAGGGAATTGACTCGGGCTAATTTTAAATATGCAGTCATCCGGCATATCGGCTTTGTGGTCGTTATACTGCAGAGGGTTAGTCATTTTTATCTGCTCTTTGTTGTGCAGCATTATCAGAATAATTAAATCCTTCATAACGCTTAGCTAGTTTATTAAAGTTATGTGCTAGTACTTCTGTTCTGGTTATACCTAAACTACCTCTTAGCCCTTGCATATAGAATTCTAGATCTCCAAGTTCCTCTATTACATTTTCTCTGTCTAAAGGTTTTCGGTAGATACTAACTTTTTTTAAAGCATCAAGTAACTCCCCGGCTTCTCCGCTTATACCTATAACCATATGTAATTCATGAGCCTCTTTAGCTGTAAGGCTTTTACGAATTTCTTCTCCTGGTTTAGCTAATTTAGCTACCATGTTTTCCCATAGTATTTCATCAATCGAATTAGTCATTATCTTTTGTTACTCCTATTTTCATTTCTGGTTTATCTGTTTGCATCATAGTCATACTGTTTCCTATAAGTAGTCATTAACATAACGAGTATCAACAACTAAAAAGTATTCAAGATTTTTTGTATTTCTGCTGTTGTTGCGTTAGGTGACAGTGCTATTTCTTCTGCCCAGTTCCGTCCAATACCACATTCAAGTGTATTAGGGACTTGTTGGCACACAAGAAAATCTTTTTTACCTATTTCGACTAAATTATCGTTATACCACTTTACTATTTCTGCATTACTTGAAATATTAGAGTAGATAGAGTCGTAAATGGTGGAGGTAATTTGAATTTCTTCGGTTAGCTGTTCCTGCTCTATTCGATAATTTAGTTCATTAACAGCTATTAATGTAAGTATACTCCAAAACTGAAAGTTGCTGTTAAAAAGAGTACGAAAAACATCATCTACGTTATCACAATAAATCCTAGCTCCTAAGCCCAAATGCAGGTAACCCTGCTTTTGTGCTGTAGGTATAACATAATCATCTAAGAATGCCCTAACTTCTGGATAAAGAACATTATGATAATTATCATAAATTTCTTTAGTTATTGTTCCTCCTTTATCTGCATCCGGAAATCCCAAGTAAGCTAATTTGAAGGTGTTAGGTTTACTTTTTTGACGTATTTCTTTTAGGATTGTATTTTTACCTTCAACCATTTGCTTGAATCTTCGTACTTTGTCTTTGTAATTTCCCTGCACTCCGATAACTTTTTCTATTTCTTCTGGATAGTAGCCAAGTGCGTTGTAACAATGCGCATCTAGAGTTTTATCTTTTTGTATTGCTAATTTCCCTTCATCTAATGTTATATTTGCTAATACAACATCTTCTAAAGAGCTATAGTCTGCTTGAATTACAAGCATACCTTTTGGAGCAATAAAGCACTTTTTCAAAGGTTTTGCGTATATGGATTTGGTTGAGGGCATATTCAAAAGATTTGGTGAATTGCTCGTATTTCTCCAAGTCTTAGCTCCACCTAAACGAATATTGCCGTGGAGTACGCCATCAATGGTGTAAGAGTCGAATGCCTTTATAAAATTGTTCTTAATAATCCCACTAAAGGAGTGATCGATAAGTGCATCCAGTAACAGCAGTAGATCTTTACCTGTCGAATTTTTTTGCAACTCTTCTAATTGATCTCTTCCCCAGGAATCATCACCTGTTGTTTTGCTGGTAGCAGTAGACTCTAGACCAAGCATGCTGAACAGTTCCTGTTTCTGTTTAGTGCTTCCAGGGTTGAATGCGTTCACCTTAACTTTTGTGTTAGCATTTTCGTATCGTGGCCTGTTCCACAGTTCCACCTTATATTCCGCCAGTGCAACCATCCCTGCTTTCACATATTTATTGGTAACTGAAACATTCTTATGAATTAGCATGTCTACCAGGTGATCATTAGCCCATACATTGTGCTTCTTTAATTCGGCTACAGACCACTTCTCTTTACAATACTCTTTAGCCCCAGTAGATTCTAGATACGTGTTCATTACCCATGTGCGGTGTACCATGTCAGAAGCCACATACTCTTTCAGATAGTGATCTGATGTTCTTACTGCTTGGGTAGCCTTCTCTGCATGAGCTTTCTGAGCTGCAGGCAGCCTATGTTTTTGATACCGCATTACGATCTTGTTTGCTTTTAAAGCTACGGAGACTTTTTCCAAAACATCATCAATAACTTTACGCAATTCATCGACTGCTTTTTCATCAATATGCAGTCCAGCATCCATTATTTTGATCATATCTGGAATGAAATGCTTTAAAAAGTTTTCATAAAAGAAATCAGGTTGTTCTTCAGAAGGATCATAGTCAGCCGGATAAGGAAACGGCAGTAGTTCGTAAGGTCTTTTAGACATTCTCTTTAACCCATTTTCTTGCTAATTCCAGTGTATCAAGAGGTCCAGTTACATTTTCAATCGTGGCTGACAATATCAGTTTTACGGAATATATTTCGGAACCCATAAAGTAATCTACTGTTATGAAGTACCCTTGTTTTAATACACCGGTAAGGTAATTAGTACTGAAAAAGCTATCAGCACCAAACCAATTATCAATATACTGTTGTGGAAATTTGTCAGATAGGCTATTTATGATAGTAGTCTTATTACTCATAGAATTTTCTTCACAATGAGCAAATTTTGAGTCTACTAATTGTAATGGTACGTTAGGCATCACTAAACTCCTCTATATGTTGTTCAACTTCTTCGTATAATTTGAAGGTAGCTGCACCATCAATAGCGCAATATCTTAAAAAGTTATAATCTTTTAAATTCTCTGGTTCGTAATTGTTCATCAGTTGCCACCGAGGATCGTAATACGCACCCATTTGTTCTTTTAGACCAATTTTAGCCTTCCAGTTGTCAGCATGATTAATGAAAGTTTTAGATAGTAATGCTGTATCTTTATACTGTTTTGGGAATTGTCTTATTCTGTGATACATCAACTTAAAGTCAAACAAACTGTTGTGGACAATAATTAACCCTTCATATTTGGCTAACCAGTGCCATATAATCATTTCTACTGCCATGTTTTCGGCAATAAGGACAACACTCTCGCAGTCACTGATACCAAATATAAAATGTGTAACAGTTACCAGCGAAGGAAAACTTAAACCTGAACTATTAACTACCTGCAGTGATAACTTTTTATTTACTAAACTGGTGTTTGAGTTTTTAAGTAAAATTTTAGCTTCTTTACGTTCTTCTTTGGAATACACACTACGAGTTTCTGTGTCAAAACTGAGCATAATATGCTCTTCAAGTTGTGTTAGTTTTTGACGAATAAACCAGGGTGTTGAATATGTTTCATAGGAAACTTCGATAAACTCGTTCATTTATACACCAGAAGCGTTAAGTTCATCGCTTAAATTAGACGCTAATTTATCAGGACCAAATCTTTCTGCGGTGTTTGGTAATTTTTTATCAATAAATATTTTAAGTTGCAATGCTTCTGATTCTGTTAGTTTAACTACTATTGTTTTTTCTACTTCAACTAGCATAAGTCACCTATAAATTCATTTACTATAAAAATTATTCCATTCCTTTAATGCTTTTAAAAATTCATAATAAGCCTTATCTCTTTTTGTGTTATCTGTAAATACCATACTTCCAGATCTGCTGTCATCGGGAGAAGTACCTAATAACCATAGTCTTTCAGTTTGAATATCCATTCTACTTCGAGATATAACTTCGTATCCATTTGAAGCTGTAAATTTAAAAAGTTTACTGTCAATTATACTATTTATAGTTAAGGGTTCTTGCCATAAAATGTCAAAAGTAAGTCTTTTAGTTGTTTTTATTAATTTGAAATGTAATAAATCCAATTTCATAAAGCACCTTTTTAGGTTATGTGTTTATTTATACACCGATGGCTTTTTTCAACTATCATAAATCACCTATAAAAAACTTGTACTGTTTATACTTTTTTATTTTCTATCATTTCTGAAAGTGCTGTACCTATATTCCTTATACTTTCTAAGTTGATTTTAATATCACTAAATAACTTATCTAAAATAGACGCTGGCAACTCTGATTTTAATGACTTAAACCCGCATTTAGGGCAGTCAGTATAAACGTCAGAGTATTTATCGATAACTGTTGTTGTTCCGTTATAGTCACATAGTTTATTGTGGCAATACACAGTTTTTGTTTCTAGCCTCATAACATCCACCAAATAATAAACACACATACCCAGAATAGAAATGTGTAGTAGTTTAATTCTCCTAAGATAGGCTCATGTGAAGGTTCCATGCTATTGTTATAATAACTTGTAAGCATGAACAGAAGTTCTGTGCCAAATACAGTCTCCTGCTTTTCTTCGCAGTACTCTTCCAAATTCGGCTTCTCTTCCTACTATGTACCCCCCGCAACCACACATATCCAGTATTTCAATTTCTGTATCAACAGATACTGGAGGAAATTTCATATTAGGTGTGACAACTACCCAGGGGTGTTTCTTTTTAATTTTTACAGGCCATTCTTTACCAGAGTAAATAGCATACATTTTTGCAGAGCTATTTAATTGAGCTACCGGGTTCTTGCCTTGAAACATCATTTTTTTGGCTATGTCTTTCCAGGGTAGCCCAGAAACTCTTAGTTCATAGGCTTTTTCACCTACAATATTTTCAACACGTTGTTCCATTCAGCTTATGGCTCCTATCTCTGTTTCCTGTAAAACTTCATTGCTATACTCTTCTGGTAAATTCATTACTTAAATCTCTTAGCTCGAATTTCTTTTAAACACTTAAAATAATATCCTCTAAATTTTGGATGCTCTTTATATTCATTAACAGTATGTTCTACCGGAGTACCTTTACCCCATAAATAAGGATGTGCTATTGCAGGATATTTTTCTATTGCTTTTCGGTAAGCATACTGTCTTTGGTTTCTGTGCATCTCAACAAATCTACCTTTATCGGAGTACATAGGTCTTCCGTTTTGGATATTAAGACGTTTAAATTCTGATTTACTCATAGTTTATTTACCAATAATCTCTGTTAACAAGCACTAGCCAACTTGTGCAATTCATCAGCGGCAAGTTGAAAACCGGCGGCATGTTTATGTCCACCACCACCAAATAAAACGGCAATTTTAGACACGTCCTGTCCACCTTCTTCTGAACGCAAACTAAAGGTCCTGCCTTCTGCTGTATCCCAGTAACATGCCGCAAACGGTTCTTTCTCAGCCATAATATGACCCGCATCACTACTGAAAAAATAAGGAGCATTTAAAGTGGGTACGTCAAATCCAGCTATAGTGCTTCTCGTTGCAGCCACTTTTATCAGTTCTTTAATATCCTTAAAGTGCTTTCTTTCAATGGCTTCACCAGCACCGATAAACGACCAGTATTTATAATCATCAGCACATAGGTCATCAACCATATCCCAATTTTCAAACGTGTATTCCATACTGAGTAAATTCGCCTGAAAAGCGCGTGTTTGCTCCATTGAAAACCGCCATAAATCACGATCCTGAACATGTTTAATTAAAAATGGTGGTTTAGTATCTGGGTGAAAATATTCCCATGCCATCATTGCTCCACTTCTATCCATATCGAAGTGGATAGTAACATTTTCTGGCAAATCAACCAGGTCGGCTTCAGCACTTTTATGGTGATCCAGAATTAATACGGTTTTAGCCTGTTTTGCTATCTCTAGTAACACTGGGCGCTTATAGCTAAAATCAACCATAATTACATCACGACCAGTACAAGCAGGTGGTTCTTGACCGTAAATGCCTGGGTGAAATTCTGTTCCAGGGTGCTTTTTACGCACTGCCCAAGCAGCGGTAAACCCATCAGCACAGTTACCATGATAAATACAAAGTTTTTTCATTTTATGTTTCTCCAAATCGGCTCTTATAACAAGCCATTCTACCGGAGCGTTTCACGCTCCTCGTTTATGCCATTAGGCCAGTGCTGCGCCCGGTAAATTCAATCGTTAGAAAGACTTTATAGTCCTTGCTTAATTTTGAGTTTCCCACCACCTAGAATCGCATTACCGCAAGTGATCAGGCTATCTTCTTCGTCTTGTGATGGTATAAATACAAGGGTATCGAACCCGGCCCCCTTACAGCTCTCCTCCGGCTCTGTATAAGGGGTGTAAGTTTGGTAACCGTCTACTGTCTGTATGCCATTCTCCATACAGGCTGAGTTGTTATGTATGGGCGTTATTTTCACCATCCATTTTTCAGTGTCAAAAAGCTCGGCGAGTTTTGCGCCGTCAACTTCATTCCCTGATGCGTAAGCTATGTTCAGGCAATACTTTCTACCGATAGGTTTTTGAATATTTTCGAGATTCTTTGCAATATCAATAAGGGTGTGACTGCTGCCACCAAACATCTGTTCACGCTGTACCTCTGAGCTGCTGTTGATACTGATCTGTAAACCTGCCTGACCTTTGAATAGCTCGTTTTTTATCTTCACCCATTCGTGGATTCGATTAAATGTGTGCTTATAGTCAGGGCACATTGTTGTGAAAACAGGGTGAATAACTTCAATCCTAACGCCTGTCTCATCTTGAATTTGACGCTTATGCTCCCCTAGCCACTCAGAAAACCTCAAAACGTCCTGATTGAAAACCGGCTCACCCATTCTAGCAAAGTGGATATTTAGCCTGTCAGTGTATTTCACACTATCATAGGCATTTATCCCCGCGTAAAACTGAGCCTTTAAGTCGCTGAAGCTGACGTTCCCTGAGAACTTGATATTTGGCACATCACAAAAAGTACATTTCATTACGCACCCGTACTGAGTAGAGAGAGTTATTACCCACTTCTCCTGTAGCGGCATTATCGGCCCATTTTCTACACCATTAAGTGGGCGCGTATACCCAAGGAAATCAGCCTTTATGTTTTTATGTTTCCCGTAGTCGCCTATTGAAAGCGTCTCTAGTTTGCCGTTTGAATAGTCATCAACAATCAAGCATCCTGTCGGTAATAGAATTTTGCTCATTTCATTTCACCAAATAAAAAGCGCCTAACAAATCGATCCAGCCGACCGGCTAGGACAGCACTTTTTTCACTTTCAATGCTTTCGGTTTCTACTTTCATACTCTCAATACCTCTTTTATTAATACGCCGTCTGCTGTTTAAGGGGTTATGACGCTATAAGCTATCAATAATTTGCATCAACTTAAATCCGTCTTCGGCGGATTTGCACCAGACTGGAATATCAATATTTCCAAGTCTATGAGTGCAGCATCTTCCATCAGCAGATACATAAAAAGTCGGAATATTATCTCTAATCAATTGCGACTCTCGAATAGCTTTAAAAAGTGCTGGCTCTTTCTGCTGTACTATTGTGTTTAAATCACTCATTTTAAATCCTTAGTTACTTTTATATGAATACTTGGAATACCTTCAAATAGCTTTGATATACGTTCCGCAGAGGCTTCTAACTCCTGCAGGCTAGTGCTAGTATCAGTTCTTAGTAATAAGTCTGCCAGGCTCTGTATAGCCCCTTCTAGAGACCCATACCAGCTGATAGCTGTCCAGGTATCTTCGCCTTCTTTATCTTTTCCGCGTTTGCACACCATCCAGGATGAACTATCACTCTTAATAGCGTGTTTATCGTCTATAATCATTAAATTCATCTTTTCAAATCCTCAGTAGTTTCACTGCTTGTACAGGCTTATTCCCAGTAGATACGGTACCCGTCAGCTGCTTATGGTTCCAATAGACCATCTAAGTCTGAATTAAAAAATGTTCCACTGATATTCTCATTTATGAAATCAGGATCAAATAAAGCATCATGGTGCATCAATAAGGCCACTTCCAGGTAGGTAGCAGCTTTCTTAGTGCTGCATTGATATAAAATCTCTTTAGAGACTGCCTTCAGGCCCTGTGTAAGCTCGCTAGAGCCTTCATACTTGGCAAAGGGCAAATCCACCCATTCTTTACGAACGTAGTTCTTACGCTTAGACAGCTGCTTCTTTGTCGGTTTTAGTCGCCTTATAGCTCGAACACTTTTTTTACCGATATACATACGCCCACAGGCATAAGTGATCAGGTACACAAAATCAGTACAACCGGTAAGTAAATCGGCATGAGAATCTACTGGGGTACCATTGTAAATCCACATTAGATAACACCATAAATACTAGTCATCGGTTAGCACTCTTCACTGTTGCTGTCATAACCTGTCTCTTCGGCTACTTCTGTAAGAAATTTCTGTCTCTCCTCAGACGAGAGTACAGGAACCCTTGCTAATACTAAGTTAGGTAATTCCATTGGGTCATCTAAGTGCTCCATAACAAAATGTAATTCATGAACATGAAATTGATTAACTTCAATTGTATTTCTAAAAGCTCTCCAAATACGTTTTTTATTGTCGTATTTATACCTCCAAGAATAAAATGTTTTATGTATTTTATTCATGGTATTAAGCACCCAAAAAGTAAGAGATATAAAAAGTATCTCTTTCAATTTCTGACTCTTCTAAATCAGAAGCACTTATATTTAAGTCTCTAAGAAAACTTGCTATATCCGTATGGTCATAAATTTTAGTTTCGTTTCCGAAAGTATTATCGCTTAGAAATACGTACTCACCTGTACTAGTAGATTTTTTAATGTATGTACCTTCAAGTTCTTTTGTAACTACGGGGTGTTTAAAAGTCATTATCATCTCCTTTAACTGTAATAGTTCATAAATTAATTTATGTACCCACTTACAGACATTTTTGAAAGATTGTATTTTTTGGTATTTTCTAATCATTATTAAACTCTCCGTAGTGCAGGTGTGATAAGCGTTCTCTTTAAGCGGTCTTTGTCCATTGATTCCATCCAGTAGTCGTTAACTTCATGAGCCAGCTTTTCTATGTATTCTTCATCAGCTCCCAGGTCAATAGCATACGCTAATGCACGGTATAGTAAAATAGACCGTTCTCCAGGTTCTGCAGTAAAAGCAAATGAGAAAGTTTCACGAGGATCAGCTAACTTATTGTTTTTTTCTTTAGGAGGTAATTCTGAAGGAAGCTTTGGCTTGTTACGTAAACACTCACTGGCATTTTCCAGTAAATATTTAGTTTTAAGTGTAGATCCATCCAATTGCTCAAGAATATTTCTATCAGCAAATGAGAAGAATATCTGACTTTGAGGAAGACTATCTACAACCAACCCAAGCTCTTTTCCAATTTCCTGGATAAATGCTTTCCACAGTTGTGGCTCTATATCGACGATAGAATCCAGTTCCAGCAAAACTCTGAACTTAAATTCATTCTCAGGATCACTTGTACGGGCAACATAATGGTTGTACTCATTGAGTAATACATGCACCTCTTCATCAGTGATGTACGACTTATCTATATCGAGAACAACAAATTTGGTACCGCCTTGAACATTGTCTTTACCACGTTTTCCATCAGCAAACACAAATGGACCATAAGCAGCATTATTTTTGAGCATATCTCGCATTTCAGCAAAATCTGTATCATAGACATCAAAGCCATCTTTACAGTTCCTGGCCATATACTCTTTAAGCTCTTCCCCTTTCAGGTCAGTATCTTCAAAGAAAATACAAGATACACCGATTTCATCGGTAATAATTTGCTCATCGTATTGAATACCGTTTTCGTGAACTGTGTAACGTCCACCTTCATCGTAACTGTTTGCCAGTTTAGCCAATTCCTCTACTTTGCTTTTCGAAGAACCGGCACCAGTAACATATGATAACTTTCTGAGTTCATGTAATGACAAGAAGAAAGAACTATCTTCAGCTTTGTAGCTGCACATATCAGCCAGTTGCTCATAAGGCTCTTTTACAAGTTCCTTTTCAAATTCACTGAGTTGTGGTGCCAGTAGTTCAACGGTATTGATAGCATAGGCATACATTTCCTCATTAACGAATTCTCTGCCGTGCAGAATTGCATACGTACCGGCTAACTTAAGGGCTAACCACTGCTTATGCTTTCTACTTAGTTTTGATATTGGGTACTTATTCGATTGATCATCAGATATAAAATTGTTGTACTCCAGGTAAACATCAAATAACTTAGTTGCTTCCGGGGTTAACGTAAGAGGTTCCTGGGTGGTAGTTTCAACCAAACCAGAAGTTAGATGGCTCAATGCTTCCTGTGCAGCTAGTACACGTTCACGTTCCTTTTCTTTCAGTTTGTAGAGTTCATCAATGGAGGAAATTTCCAACCGTGTAGGAACTTCAGGTGTGAAAGTAAAGATACTTCTACGTGCCAACTGGGTATTGAATACCAGTTTAAATTTTGATTTGATTTCATTATTAAACAGCAGTGCTTCCTGGGAACCAAAGAACAAAGCGTTCACCGGTAACCCCTTAATTGCTTGAGTCTGATTTTCAGAAGACTTAACAATTTTTGGAGCAACATTTCCTAGATCGTAAGCTTGCGAAATTATTTTAATAATATCCGTCATAGCTCCATTGGTCTGAAGCTCAGAACCAATTTCCGATGTAGTGATACTGCCGGAACCTAATGGGTTCTGCCCGATATCAGCAAAATGATGCAGTAAGCCTTCAACAGTACCTAATCCGGCCTGTAACGGTTTTGGTTCAACGTAGAACATCTTCCATTCATGCTTACCTTTTCCTTCCAGCTTGGCCTTATTTTCGGCTTTAACTTTGGCATACTCTCTACGTTCATCTTCGATCTGCATATAGCCCATATCGAGAGACTTTCGAATAGTATTCAGGGATTTATCTTTTGACATACCTGATCCAGCCAAAGCAAATACAATGGCGTTAGTAGGAACTAACGTACCATCGTACAGCTTGATAGGTTTTCTCAGATGTGATGAAAAAGTAATAAGCTCTGCCAGTGTAATCGCAAGTTTTAACTTAAACGGAATCTCACCAGCTATAGTATTAATTCCTTTCTGTACAATATCGGGAAAAGGTCCAATATTGCCTGTACGATCTTTTATGTAGTTGTCTAAGAGCTTGAAAGTATCCATTATGCACCAACGGAACTAACAACGGATTCAAAGAATTCCACTTCGTTAAATTCATTACCTACGTTCATACAACCTGGTAATTCAACAGGATTGCCATATCCGTAAGCAAGATCATCACCATAGATATCTTCAATAACCGCGAAGTAAAACTTCCGAAGCAATTTGTCGTTTAACACAGAAGACATGCCTTCTACATCTTTGTGCTCTTTGTGGGAAAATACAGGAATACTTGAAAAGAATTGTTTACCCCGTGCATTGGTAACGTTGTTAATTGGCAGAATTAACATAATTTTTATAAAAATATGCTGACGTTCCAGTTCTTCAATAGTAGCCAGTAGTTTAGCGATATTCTCCTGAATAAAGGAGTTACTAGTCCGCCATGGGTAGCTGATGCTGATATACAATTCGTAGAAAAAGTCTATGTACTGAACAGAGGGTGTAATAACACAATCAGGCTCACCGTTGGCATATTTGCCCACATCAAAACCTACAGCGGTACCATCTACACTGTAACGGTAGTTTTCATAAACTTCCCCAGTGATCAGTCCACGCTTTTTCAAGTTTGACCTTACCAGGTTACGAATTGATGCTTGTTCCTCTGAAGGAAACCCGGCCTCACCATGCAGTAGTTTATCGAGTGCATCAGCATAAGTGACACCACAGTTGTCATCATTTTTCTGTGTAAGCTTCGATACATGATGCTTAAAATGATCCAGATTGCGAAATGCAGCGTAATCCATATTTGTCATAGTTTTTTTCCAAGATTCTGGAAAAATGGTATGCAAAGGAGTATGTAAAGCTAAATTTTGGGTAGTCATAGGACCTCCTGTTGAGACTTCAGTAAATTGACCAAATCTGGAAATGTCTTACATTCAGATTGATCAGCGTATTTTGGTAAACTTTTAATTTTAGCGTTGTAGTTATCAAACATTAAATTGCTTTTTCCAACTAAGCGGTATACGAAATCATTCAACACATTTAAATTTTTACGAGTTTGATAACGTAAGCTATCACGCATAGAAACTACGATATCAGAGTTTGCATTTTTAACTATTTTGCGAAGGATATTCATATTCCGTAACGTTTCACGGTCCACTAAAGTAGCTTCAAGCTTTTGATCACGGTCAATATCTATTATATCAAATCTGTCCAATGTAGCAGCATCTAACTTGGATCTTCCAGTGTAATGATGGTGCTCATTCTGAGGATTTGCGGTAGACATTAAACGGAAATCTTTGTGACACTCAACGATACCAGTGGGAAAGGATAAATAGCCGTTTTCTATGGTATTTAAGCTTAGCAACACGTTAGCATCACCAGCATCAATCTCATCTAAAAGGTACAAACCTCCATGAGTTATGGCCTTATGCAGAATTGACGGAATATAGGTACCGTCAACACTCATGTATCCTAATAAATGAGATAATGTTGTTTGACGAGTCATTGAGATACTGTAGAAATCAAGATCCAATGCTTCAGCTACCTGTTTTGCCAGAGTGGTTTTACCGCTACCTTTTTCACCAGTAAGCATTACTGGCATAGAAACATTTACAAGTACTTTAACTTCTTCAAGTTTAAAATGGTACGTCATTGTTGTCTCCTTCTGGTGCAGACTTTGGAGCTGGTTTCAGACTTACATTGAATAGCGCTTTATCGTCTTCTTCAAAAATAGCCATGTACAGAATAAAAATTTTCAGATTTTCTTCTGTATCAAACACTACAGATGTACCATTATTTGATAATGTTATGTGTTTAGGTAAATCCTCTAAAACTTCTTTGTATTTCAACAATCCTCGAAAATTTAGTGATGTCATATCTTTTTCTTTGTCCAACATAGCCATTACAAGAAAAAAACACATGATGTCTTTAATATCAAACTTACTTAATTCGGCATCCCATTTATCATTTTGTTCTTCTAGGCTATTGGCCATAGCTACAAATACCGATAAGACTTTCTCATCAATACGTTGAGGATAAAATTTGCTGACCAACTCTGTATAAAGAGTAACTCCGGTCATACTCGGTAACGTTTTGGCATGTTCTCTAATTTTATCTATGCCAAACTTTAAAATACTGTAAAACAGTGAATTTGTGGTGTTTCTATCAATCCCTTTACTTCTTGAAAGTAAGGTATCGTAGATATAAATAGGTGAAGATTTTTTGGTAATAAACGGTAGGAATTTATTAATTTTCATGTACTCCTATAAAATTAAGTCTATTCGGTAGGCTATTAGCAACAATATGTTCCTCTCTTGCTTTTGCTGCGAGTAAAGCTGTTTTATGTATACCTAAGTATGTGTTTTTTCTTTATTCACCAATTGAGAAATATACTTTCCTGTAGACTTGTTAAGATGGGATCCTAAATACCCGCTGGTATTTGATTTTTGAAGTCTTCTAATGAATAAGTTTTTACATTTTTATCTAAGAAAAATCGCCTCCTCCCGGCACAGGGAGAAGGCAATAAAACTTACAAAAGAATCTTATAGGTAATCAAATTTAGTTCCGCCGGTAATGTTGGCCAGAACAGGATTAGTTGCTACCAACTCTTCCATTTTCTTTTGAACATTGACACCTTCATTGCATTTCGCAAATTCCAGTGCACGAGATTTTAGAGCCTGAACTTCAGCTCCGATAATCACCAGCTTGCTGTCTTCTTCAAGTTCAGCAACATCCATCATACCAAATGTGGTATTCATTTCAGGTGAGCTGATATCTTGATCAGCATTACCGTAAGCTTCACGGGCAGAAGTAACAATGTTACCAATTTCTTCCAGCTTCTCAGCATCAGAAGCGTCTTTGTTCTTTAATATTGCGCTAATAGAGGGCATATATATCTCCTAAATAATACTCACTAAATAAGGAAAATTATGCATAGTGAGTAACTGCACAATTTTTGTAAAACTAATAATCTTTTTCTTCTTTCAGAAAACCTTCAAATATCGAGACTCTTACTGATTTTTCAACCATGATGCTTTTTGGCAGTGCAAGCATCTTATTCATTACTCGACGCACAGCTGCTAGAGACTGTTCTCTTTCATACAGAAAAACGTCTATTTGGTAATATCTTGCTAAATAGCTATTGCCCATTGGCAGTACGTCAAAGTATTTATTCATTTCTTCTATTACTTTTTCAAAAGAGCCTGCATCAAATTCTTCTTTAAGCATAGCTATGTCATAATCTTTACACTTTTTTAGGCCTAATCTTTGAGAACCAATAACAACTGCACTTGGTACTGCTAGTAGTTTTGCTAAAAGACTTTTATCCATAATTACTTCCTCGTAAGTACAGGCAACATATTTGCATTGTTTAAGTTAACACCACATCTAGAACATGCTACATAATAACAACGCATTGCCACCAGGTCTTCGTGTGTTTCTACACCACCTTTATCGATGATATCTCCTACCCGAGCATTGAGATCGTCTGCAATATAAACTGTTTCATATTCCAAACCTTTGGAGGTAAATACTGTAGCAATCACGTAACTAAGATCGACTTTTGATTCTTTTGCCATTTTGTATAAATTAAATATATTTACACCCTTACGGTTCAGTGTAAGAAGTAAATTTACAGCACTCTTTGTTTCCTGATCATCTATACATGCCAACAAATGGCTCAGGTAAGTATCCCCAGGTTTGCGGTTCTTTGTGTAATTTTCGTACTCTTCTTCAAGGTACTTATACTTTTTTTGGTACACCTTTTTACCCTGGCCAGTTGATACTATAGCTAGTGGGTATGAGAATATTTCAGAGATGTTTCTAAGAAGGTGAAAACCTTTGTTTTGAGCTAATCTATGACTAATCTTTGAGATAATAGCAGCATTTGTTAAAGTACAATATAAAACTTTATCATTTTTGACAGGTTCATCTGTACCTACAAATTTAAACTCTTTGTCAGTATACTTTTGCATAAAAGATTGAATACGTTCAGCAATATCTATACTGCAACGAAAAGATTGAGTTAGGTTGAGTACTGGAGCATCTTCTAGTTCTTCGAAGCCGTCTACCAGATTTAAGAAATCGTAAATAGCCTGACTAGGTTCACCTAATCCAAGTTTTTTTGGTGCCTCAATAAGTTTGAAGATTTCTAAAGCTACTGCAGTTGTATCATTTATTTCATCCAGGATAACCAGGTCATACTTACATTTGACAGTACCTTCAACCAATAAGAGGTGAAAGTACTTCAACATGAAATTGAAGGTAGGTGCCAACGTTCCTTCGAGCATCATTTCAATGTACTTAATAGCCAGTTCCTGTAGCTTTACTTCATCCAGGGCACTCTCCATAAATTCAAACATATCTACTGAAGCAGAAACGTAGAACAAATTGATAGCCTGTATGACTTTGTATTTTGCACTGTAAGAGATTTTCTCTTTAATACAGGTGTAGGAAATGTCACTAATATCCTGTTTAGGTTTTGCGTACCGGTAAGCTAATGCATGCAGTGTTTTACACTCAACATTAGTATTTCTGAATCGATACTTTCCCTCTTGCACAATGGCTTTGTTAAAGGCTGTATACAGTCCTCTAGATGGATTAATCTCATCAGCGATACGTTCACTCATAAAACTATTATGAGTAGTTACATAATCATCCGTAATATATAAATTATCTCCAGATACCGTAATGCATTGCTGTTCTTCTTGATAACAAAGTTTTTCAATACTGACTATCGCTTTTCTTACTGTATTTTGTTTTCTAGGTGTTACTTTTATAGCCTTACGCTTTAGGCTGAAGGGATTAAAATCATTAAATCGTATTATGATAGTAAAACAGCTTCTGTTGTCTTTTTTATCATACAAATGTCTAGTTGCTGTACCGCCTAATGACTGAACTAATTCTGTAATATCTTTTGCTAGTTTTTCTGACGTAGTAGAATAAGTTACACGATTTCTTGTTCTTACATTTCCATCTGAGTCCATTAATCCATGCAGTAAATCTATTCTTTGAAGTTTACTTGAAAATTTATAGGTATCTGGAATAAACCTTTCATGAGAATATGTACCATGAAGGTTTAACTCTTTAAGTATCCTTTTTAAGCTGTGATCTCCGTGTTTTTGTACAGAATGGTTAAATACCTGTTGTAATCCTTTTTCTGAGGTATACCTAATCTTAGCCGGTTTTGTACCTTCAGGTAAAAGTGTTATACATTTATCTATGATACTTTTATCTTCTGAATAGCTACTTAAACACACCTGAGTCTGAAAACTCCCATCAGCTATAAGTGCTCCCAGTAGATACGGATCTAAGGGTAATTCTACATAATTTGTAGCAATATTTGTAAGGGGTACTTTAAACTTATAGCTTTTAGTATTTTTCAAATTTTCTTTCAGTAACTGTTTTAAAGAAACAGCCCTATATTCTTTATTACGCCAATTTTGGCTATTTACATACCATAAATGATTAAGTCCACATCTAGCTTTACTTCCATCACTAAAATTTATTTCATACACATCTTTTATACCCTGTGGGTGAATTGCTAATACTGTGTTTATAGTATTGTAAGGACTACATACTTTATCACCTACTTTAATTTTTCCAATGGTAGTCCAACCAGTAGGTGTAATAATTTTACTGCTTAAAGGTTGTTCTTTACCAGTACCGGCACCGGCTGATACGAGCAGTATTCCATCGGTGCTAACCACATGATCTTTTACGTCATGTTGTTCTGGAGTGTATTTTGTATAGCTCATTAATTTTCCTCAAAATAAAAAGCCCCTTCCGAAGAAGGGGATAAAACACGGAAACCAAAGGAGGGATGGGTTCCGCATAACCAGTACAAGGAGTAGTCACTCAAGTACCGAATGTTCGCTCCCGGATTTCCTCATAGAATCCTTCTTCAAAAATTTCTTGTTTGTCTAAGTCCAATGGATCAAATTTCATTGTGTACTCTTTCCCAAATTCCCGTACATCACAGTTTCTGCTTGATGTGTAATCTAGGAAAGTTTGAATAGCCTGTTCAGCAGCTTCTTGTTTAGAATCTGCTTCAACATGAAATTGTGGAAGACTGACTACGTAGTTTTTACTCATCGCTTATCTCCAAATTTTTTATTCATAATGTCATGATAAAATTTATACTGCTTAACGCCTTGTAATGTCACACTTCCAAATGGATTTTCCCTGGAAACTGGAGCACTTCTTTCGGTGGCACCACGAGTTAATTGTCTCAAATTATGCATTCCACGATCATATTCCTCTCGAACACCACAAAGACGAAACGCTTCACAAATTCTTTTTTCCATTTCAGCTTCAATGTTTAAGCTACGTACTTTTCTTTCATCTGTTTCTCTGTCACCTGTCTGGTGATACTTTCTGGTAATTTTGTCTTCTAATGCGCCAAAGTCCCAAGCTTCTGATGCGTCACTACCAGGCTTAGCCGGGTCCCAAGTAGCGACAGGGATA